AACCGCCTATGCTGGTCGGCAGGGTGATTCCCTTGAGGTCGCACCCACTCAGGCCGAGAGAACCGCCTACGCTGGTCGGCAGGGTGATTCCCTTGAGGTCGCACCCGCTCAGGTAGAGAGAACCGCCTATGCTGGTCGGCAGGGTGATTCGTCGAACCCATTTCTCTGCTAATACACGGTCGTCGGTTTTGGCGTTGATTTGGTCGACGGTAAACTTATTACGAAACGGGTCAAATTCATATTTATTAACCTTATCCTCGTTCAGTTCATAAAACTTGCAAATTGAGGCATGGCTGTCCGCTTCATACTGTTGCGGGTTTTCTTTCAAGAGCATCCCGCGTTGCTCGTCGTTAAAAAAGTAGCGGTTGGTTTTACCGTCCGTTACAAAAGAAAAAAACTGGCACATGGTTGGTTATTTTAGTTATGTCAAGTCGATTATGGTCTTAACCACTATGTAGATAACACAGAGCCATAAAAACGTCATGGCCCACTTCTGGCCTTTCGGCTTGTCCCTAAATGTCATCGGGGTTGTATTCATTGTTGTAGTCCTCCAGATTGGTTTCTTCTTCTATTTCGTCCGGCTCGTTCCAGGGGGCGTCGTCGGAGTCTAATGTCATGTGATTGGGTACGCACATATCGTTTATGAGATTAAAAATGTCGTCGTGAAGGTGGATGGCGCGGATGGTTTCGGCGGCCATTTGCTTGTATTGTTCGTCAGTTAAATCATTCATGGCTGATTTTTAAAGCGTCCAAAGCGTCCTTTGTGAAGTATATTTTACCCAAACTGGTACGGGCAAAAGGCAGTGTTCCGCGCTCCATCATATTGTAGATTGTTTTTCTACATTTGCCGAGATATTTGGAGGCATCAGTAATGGAATAAGTAGACTGTACGCTATTCATAGCGGTATGTATCATGTCCATGAGTTCCTGTTTGCTGACTTCGATCATTAGAATTTCTTTCATATTGTAGAAAAATTTGGTCAAATCCAATATACTGTTTATCTTTACTTTTAGATGAGTAATACATGACAAATGTAAACATTATATTGTAATAACCAAATGTTGTACAACATATTTTTGTAAATTTTATATAAAAACATTAAAACGTAACGCTTATGGAAACAATATCTACCCGTCTCGGCTTGCTAAGAGTGAGCCTCGGATTCAAGCACAATAAGGCATTCTCGGAGTATTTGGGCTATGCGAACTCGTCCACAATCAACTCGCTTATCAATGGTACAAACGGCAACCCCACCTATGATCTGTTATATAATATCTTAAACAGATTTCCAAAAATAAATCCTGCCTGGTTGATGACTGGCAACGGCCAAATGTTTATTGACAACGAACAGGAAGTAAAGGGTGTCGGCCACAGAATCCTTATGATATGCGAATTGCAGGGGATTTCAAAAGACGAGTTTGCTCAAAGAATCGGCAAACCGGAAAGTATGGTTAACAGCCTATTGGATACCAAACCCGCCAAAATCGGTATGGATTTCATTTTGGAAATTTTAGATACATTCCCCAACATTCGGGCGAAGTGGTTTGTTTACGGGAATGAACCCATGACCCATACGGGACAAACGAAAGAAACCGTTGTACCTTTGGAAATAGGGAAAGAAACCTATGAACTCATTATCAATGTCCGTCCCCGGTAAAAAACGGATGCTCCTTCAGTATCCGAGCCACGTCCTCTCCCGTTATCTTGATATAAGACATAAACTGCCTTTCGGACTTGTGGCCCGTTATCTTCATAATGATGGTCGAAGGTATCCCCGCTAAAAACATATTGGTCGCCATTGTCCTGCGGGCGGTATGCGTGAAGATAAGGTCACACTTCTCAAACTTGGTCGTCACGCTCTTGTTCCCCTGTGTTCTTGTGCGGTGTACCGTCTCGGTAATCCCCGCATTTCTGCCGATAATCTTCAGCTTGTCGTTCATGTTCTGGTTGGAAACCGGCCAATGATTTCTTGTCAGTATCTCTCGGATAAACGGATGAACCGGGATGGTTACCCTCGCTTTGGTTTTCAGGGTATCCATGATGACGAACTCGTTCACATAGTCGCCGGTAACCCTTGAAAAATCCTGGTACCTCAATCCCGTCAAGCATCCTATCACAAATTGGTCGGCCACGTTCTTGAACTCAGGCTCTAAATCCAGTTGGTGTATTTTTGTCACCTCCTGCATGGTGAGATAAATGTTGTTTACGTCCTCGTACCCGCCCTTCATTTTCGTCGTATTTCCGCTCCAAAGACCGGCGTCCTCCGCTTCGTGGAGTATCCTCCGAAAGTTAGAAATCATTTTCGCCATGAAGTTCTTAGAGTATTGCCCCTCTATGAAGTATTCTTTTAGCCTTAAAAAGTAATCAAAGTCCACTTCCGCAATATCTATCGGATGAAGTTTTAAGTGGGAAATAAGTGCCTTAAAACTCTTTGTGGTGGATTCGGGGTGAAACTTGGAATAGTTCTCCAGCCACTCCTCCGCGAATCCCACTAAAGTCTTCGACGCCCGCTGGGATTTCCCACATAATATTGCCAACTCAGCGAGAAAATTGGCTATTGTGACATCTTCCTTACAGGCTTGGATTAATGCCTGGTCTCTGATGTGCGAAACCTTTGCCACTAATCCCCGTTCCACCTGAGTTACGGGTTTCAGTTTCCCGTCGTTCCAAACTTCGTCCGTTAGGTGGATTCCGGTGCAGTACCGGATTCTTTTACCTTTTAGGGTCGTCGAGATGTAGACGACCCCGTTCTGAAGGAAAGTGTTTATTTTCATGCTCTGACAATTTAGGTCTGATTCGTGACGAAACCTCTGACAAATTTATGACAAAATACTATACAAATGTATATATAAATGACAAAGGCCCACCGTATGGAGAGCCTTGTTTTACCCGTAATTGCTTGGAAGTGTGTATTTACTTTGCACCTTTCGTTGTCCTGCCAGGGCTTTTGACAATTTTGATAGCCCTTTGTAAACGTGGGTTTACGTATGGCTATGCAAAATATCTGACAATTTCGTGACGGGAATCACGGTTTACATATATGTAATGTGATTTTTTGCGGAAGATAGTGAAAAACGATACTTTACGCAAAAGAAAGGCCGGATCGCTCCGGCCCTCCCAACCAACCACCTCAAAAACTCCCCTAAATTTTTCTCAGTTGAAAATGTTGTCCGTCTTTGGTGCGCCATACACCCCCCCAATCGAACCCGGCATCTATCCAGCACGAAACAAACCCCGGCGTCATATTCACCGGCCCGCCGTATGGGTTCGTCGCGGCATTTACATCTATCGCAATCCCCCAGGAGTGCAAGGAATAATTCGTTCCCCCTCGCATGGGTCTGATGTTGAAACACCCGTCCCAAGTCTTCAGTTCGTCAATGTAACCCCGCGTGATGAGGTTTGTCAGCGCGGTTTTTAAGGGCAACTCCATATCTACATTGCAGTATATCCTTTTGGGTATCGCCCCGACCCGTAAAAGGTCAGGAACAATCCAAAGAGTCAGATAATCTGCTCCGTTCTTAGGATGCCCCCACTTGGTCAGACATTGGTTACTCGTTACCATCGGTGCCAATCTTAGCCAACAGACCAGCAATAACAGTGAAGATTCCCGTAAATATCATTTTCTCCGTTGCGTCGTCCAGCCCGGGTATGTCAATCAACCCGTCGATGAAATCGGATGCCAGTTGGCAGGCGGTGGCATAGTCCTTTTCTTCGAGGATTTGTACCAACACTTCAGCGAGCGCGGTTTTGTACGGCTCGGGGATTTTGTCGGCGACGTTGTTGTCAATGGCCGTGATAGCCAGTTTAAATGCGAGTCCGTCGACCGCTTCGAGCAGTCCGCTCAGTTTCACCAAATCATCCAGCTTGGTAGCCAGTTGGTTCTCTAATGCGCTTGTTAAGATTCCTTTTTCCATTTCTTTGTTTTTTAGTGATTGTTATCTTCATGAGTTAACTTTGTCAAGAATTTTCCCGTGACCAAGAGAAGGTTACAGGCGACCATGAGGAACGGCTTGACGCTTCCGGGTATGGGTAGCATCTCTAAAGAGGCCGTGATAACGGGAATGGCAAGTAATAGGGCATCCCCGATGTTGCGCCACTTCTGCGGAGTGGGCTTCTTCCAGTTGGTTAATTTGAATGTTGTCATTTGCGAAGCCCGCGAGACGGGTTATATTTGTTTGCGAGTTTGTTCTGAATGGGTAGATTGGCTGAATCTGAAACCGACATAATGAGAAGCGTTGTCCCGAAGTCCTCTCTTAATCCCGTGTCCTTCGTGCTGATTTCGGTCTGCAAGTCCTTGATGGTATTTCCGTTTGCTATGGTTTGTTTGACGGTATATCCCATGACTCCCGCGAGTATCAGAATCACGCTGAAGCTGAAGGTTAAATACCACCGGACTGTTGCGGTCACGTCTTTTTTAATCGCGTCCCTCAAATCTTCCATAAAGGCCCTTAGTTCTTTCTCGCTCATAGTTCAGTCCCGTTGATTATTGCCCGTGATATTCTGATGTCCCCGTAATAGATTTTTTGAATCCTGGTGGCCCCGATATACATATCAAACCCCGTCTCTAAAGTCAGTTCGATAGGGTTCCCGGTGAGGGTAAATTCCCCCTTCTCTGCAAACAGGGTGCGCCCGAAGTTGGCCTGAATAGCCATACCGGTCAATAGGTAGGCGGTGGACTCCGCGTCTAACCGATAGCCCCTGTTGAAGTCGATGTTGTTCCCGACGAGCGAGAACTGCCCCGGCGCGGTGTTTAGCACATAAGCCCCGAGCCAAGCGGTAAAGTCCGCATCCATCCCGGTCAGCGCAAACGCCCCGGCCTCGGTGGTTAAAACAAATCCTTTAGTTAGGGTTGCGTCGTTCCCTGTGAGATTGAATACTCCCGCCTCGGTCGATAGGTGGAATCCATGAACAAGGTTAACTGCTTGCCCCGTAAGACTAAATTGCCCAACCTGCGCGTTCAAAATGTACTGTACAAGTGCCGACAGGATGACGTCAATCCCGGTCAGGGTAAATTCCCCTGTCCCGGCATCCAGCCTGTACCCCCGGTTAAAGGTAACGTCTATCCCGTTTAAGGTAAATTCCCCAACGGCGGTGCTTAATGAGTAGCCCCGGCTAAAATTGAGGTCTATGCCGTTTAGTGCAAATTCTCCCGCCTGAGTGGATAAAATATAAGACCGGATTAAGTTGATGTCGATTCCGGTCAGGGTAAAGGCCCCGGCTTGTGTAACAAGGTGATAACCCCTTGAAAAATTTATAGGGTTCCCCGTTAAGGAGAAGGTCTGTACCGAAGTGTCTAAGTGATAGGTTTTAATTAATGTTACGGTATTCCCCGTTAAGGCGAAATTCCCGACCGCAGCAATTAACTCATAGGCGGTCACTCCCGACGGTGCAAGCCCAAAGAACGGACTCCCGTCTAAGGAATACTCCAATGTCGTGAAGTCCGCACCCGAAGTTCCAATTTGACAAAACGGACTCCCGTCAAACGAAAACTCAAGCGTTAAAAGGTCGGTGTCAACCGTTAGAGCCATAGACTATCTTTGCTATTTTACTTCCGCTTGTTGCCACTATCCAATCCCTCAATTTCCCCAGTACGGCGGTTTCGGTCATGGCCGTTAAACTCAAATCCGCTTTGGCCGCTAAAATGGTTGCGAGGGTGAACACAAAGTACCGGATAACGGCACTCTGATACCAGGTCTTTGTGCTAAGCCAGTTGTTATATTGGGTTAGGGTCACCGTTGGGTTACCCTTCACCAGTACCACAAACTCTTTTATCAGTTCCGTATGGTCAAGTATGTTAAAGGTCACTTGTTGCACGTTGTCCAAAGCGTGGGCCTCGGTGTATTGCGCTTCCAATGCGTTTAGGTAGGCTTGCGTGGGCTGTGTCTGGAACTTCAGGGAAATCAGTTCCCCCGAAGCGAGTCGGCAGGTCGCCCGTATCTTCCCTGCCATGTCGGTATATTGTTCTGTGATTATCATGTCAGTGCTACGCTCCCTACGTAAGTATTGCTGTTTCCTGCGACATACCACGTTTCCAAAAAGACTTCGACAACAACCTTTGCCCTATTGGGCGTAAAATGGACGTGTAATGCTTCCCAATCGGTGTCGTTTGCTTTCGTCATGCTGTCCTCGGAAATAGCCAATACGGAATCGGCGTACACGACTAATCGGCACCCTACATTGGTGGCGTGGTCTTTCTTAACCCAAGCGGTCAGGGTTCTTTGCTCGTTTGCGGTGACACACGCAAATTTCCCGATGGAGAACTTTACGGGATAGTCCGGGAGTCGTGTTGTGCTTCCCGTTCCGCCTATTGCAGTACACCAACTGCCGGGCTCCGAGGCGTGCTTGGTTGCGGTTTGCCAGTTAATCGTTCCGCCATATAGGAAGCCCCAATGGTTGCCCGCCTGACCGTCATGATTATAACTCCAGATAATACCTTGTGAATAGGCAGCCCCGACAACCTCAGTGGATTCGTTTATGGTGGCGTTGCGGAGGAAGTTAATTTCGGAACTATTATAAATAGCAGCCGTACCATTATTTATTGTTGATAGTGATCTAATGATGTTATTATTTCCAATATTTTGATTTACACCATATATTCCATTATTTTTAGCATTGATAATTGTAAGATCATTAGAAAAGCAAGAAGCCATATATATTCCACTATTCCCATTGTTATTTATAGAAAATAAATGTGATAGTGAAATATTGTTTGCATTAACATTAATTCCATAATTGGCATTGTTACAGCAATTAATAATACTACCAATGACATTATTAGATGATATGTTTGCGAAATTTATTCCAGTAGAACCATTATTGTTGAGATTAGTTAGTATAGTAATTTCATTGCAGGTCGAAGCGGATATTTGAATCCCGTTACTGTATCTAAAAAGACATACATATCCTAACTTGTTATATGTTTTACTACTTATCTGTATCCCATATCCCATACCCGAAAGCCCGTCCATAAACGTCTCGCCCTGTTGTTGCCCTGTAATGGTATCATATCCTCCCTGATACTCAATTAACGCCCCGTAAATCCCACTATCCAAACACTCATTAACGACCGTTGAACTTGATGCCGCCAATGCCGTTTTAATCGTTTCTCGGATATAGGTAGTAAAAGTTCCCCCACCTCCACTATACCCGATACCCCTTGAGGTTACCCGGTAGTTGGCAATACTATTGGTGTCCTGGTCCAAGTAGATGACCTTGCCGTCCTGTGAGATAGACTTGATCCCGTACCATCCCTCGTTGGCGTACCCCGTAGCACTTGCCGAACCCTGTTCCAAAGTGTTCTTTGAGATAAGGGATTGTAAATTCAGGTCGTTACAGGCAATAAAATTATCCAGCAGTACGTTGCTGCTGTTTGTCGGGGCGGTTGCCCCTGAATAAATCGCAATCGAAGCGACCGCAGTCGAAGCGTTACCCCCCAAATTTCCCCCAGTTACGAAGGATGAATTACACCGGGAAATTGTTAAAGGTATCCACCTTGCTGTTGAGGGGATAGCGGGAATGGGGAAGGTGTCTAAAATCCCCGTGCCGTCCGCATTCGAGCAAAGGGCAATATACCAAGTCGTGGCGTCCGCAATGGCGGCACTATTCTTGAACCAAAAAGACAGTTTGGTATATCCGTTGAGTGTTGCCCCCGCAATCGTTCCGGTGGCAAAATAAGCCTGTAACTTGTTGGCTTGGGTGGCGGCATCCATTAAGACCTTTACCGCAACGTCTCCGCTCTTGTAGTCGGTGTTTAAAAGAGAGGTGTTTGCTCCTGCGGCATCATTCGCCCCCGTCCAATCCAGTTCACACCGAGTTATGGTTAACGTCCTCGCCGTAGTTAGTTTGACCACCGCCCGGTTTACGTTGGTAATGGTTCCCGTTGCCCCGCCGTCTGCGATATAGGTTGAGCCGTCAAGGGTCAGGGCGTTATCGTTTACCCTTGTGACAATCCAGCAACCGTTAGCGGTTTTAGCGTTGTTTACTCCTGTTGCGTGATCTTGAACATATCCGCAATCCCCAGTCACAAACCCATGCCCCGTGACATTTAACTGAATCACCCCGCCAGAAGTAACCGAAGAGGTAATACTTTTCGAGGCGGGTAGTGTGGCCGGTTGGTCTGTCCAGACACCATCCCCAACATTAACCGGGGCGGGGCTTTTGACAATGTAGTTTATGTCTTTCGGGGCAATCTTCGTAGCCGCAGGAAAAGTTTTCCATGAGGAAACACTAAAGTCAGCCGCCGTATGAAAGTGACCACCTCCTGTTCCTAAGTTGATTTGCTCCGCTTGGAAGGCCGCAGACTTTGTCCGAAACCAAATTGTACCCGCACCTTGACTCCATTCGTAAGGATCGACCCAACTAACTTTAGCCGTACTCCCCGATGAGCCACCGGTTGCCACTTCATCCAACACAGGACAGGTTCCCGTTGCTCCCGTATAGGCCACAGAATGCGTACCGTAAGCGGTATAACCCGTATCACTACCATTGGCAGGATCAACATAGTTCGCCCCGCCTAATTGAGTTAACCCGTTTACTACTGTGAGGTCGCAGTTATTTCTGGTATTCCAGGTTGCACCTCCGGTAAAGGTGCAACTTGTGTTTATGATGTTATATAAGTCAACCACTCCTGATGACTTTGAGATCGTACCGCCCGTAAAAGTTACCTGACCCGCTTTGGGGCGACAGTAGAGAGTGCCGTTTAGTGTTACTGTTTTACCGCTTGTGACCGCTATGGTTTTAGTGGTAGGTGGGTCAATGATAAGATTTTGGAGAGTGCAAGAATTAGAAAATGTAAAATTCCCTGTACCCGCATTCACTTTTATACTTAACCCGTTCAAGTCTATTCCGTCTATTAATCCAATTACACAACTATTGTTTGAGCAAATAAATGTTGCCGTATTTGCCGAGTAGGTTAAATTTGAACCGCTACACGACAATGGGGCCGTACCGGTGCCGGTTATAACGGAAGAACCGAGTGACAATACTCGCGTTACTGCTCCCGTACTATCAACGGCTTGTGCTGAAACTGTTAATCCATTAAAATCAACCGTTCCCTTCGTGTGACTAATATATCCCGTTACGGTTACATTGTTTGTTATAAACTGATAGCTACTCGTATTGTTAAAAGTTATCGCCTGAATAGTTTTTCCACCAGTATCAATGGTATGCGTCCCAGCTCCGGTGGAGTTGAAAACAATACTTGAACTTGAGTTGGGTGTATAAGTTCCAGCCAGTACCATCGCCACCCCTCCCGTAGGGGCAGTACCATCACCAATAGTTAGAGTATAGGATCCGTGTGTGATGGTGTTGGCATAATTGGAACAGTCGAACCTTCGACAGACAGCCGCTTCATTGATGGTCAACTGACCACTACCGGCCACCAAATAAACCTCGTCTGCGGCTGTTGGCTTGGCAACGGATTCCCCTCCACCCGGGGTTGATTCCCAAGTGCCTGCGGTTCCCCAATTTCCTCCGGTACTTCGGACGTAGCGATTGGCCATACTAAGCGATTGTTAATGCCCCTGCGGCGTCGTCCATGTTGATTAGGAATGTGTTTGTGGCGGCAAGCGTTATCTCACTACCATAGTTGTAGAATCCAATTATGGGGTTCGTTTTCGTGGTTGCCGATGAGTTGTACAAAATGACATACTGGAACGGCCCGACCGCCCCGGTTGCGGTTAACGTCAAATCGGCGAGGGTCAACTTGTACGTTCCACCCGACTGCGCCGAAGCCGAAATGGTGATAACGTCCGGTGTGGCCCCCGAAAGGTTCGTGAGGGAAACGGTCGTGATGTCCGCTAATACGGCATCATCTGAAGCCGAAGGGGCATTGGCGGCACTCGATAGGGCGATCTTTAGGGTGTCTCCGGTCGTGGGGGTGAAATTATGCTCGCCCTTTGCGAGGTCTTCCACGAAAATGTTTACTTTGGAAAATGCTACTGACATGATATTTAGATTTTAGTGTATTAGATATAAAGTTGTTGCGTCCTTTACGACAAGGGCGTTGTAAGCCGCCTCGGTCATAATCTTTACTTCGTCGATACTCGTACTCCCGACAAACAGCGAGGCGTCATACCTTTTTGTTGTCGAGTCCGTCGGCTTGTCCACCTCAACAAAGTACCCGTCAAGGCTCCCCGACTTGGTGTCGAGTTCGTAAATCCGGTATGATTCTTTTTGCATCAGTCGATAATGTTTGTTACGGTAACGGTCTCGCTCCGGTGGGTTGAGGTCAGGGTGACCTCGCTTTCGACAATGGTGTCCAGAGTGTACCCTGTGGGCGGGGTCTCGGTTATCACATAGTCGTCAAACTTCAGCCGCCTAACGACAAGTGGAGTGCTTTGCGTCACCACGTCCGTTACCACATCGGGGTCTGCCCCCTGTCCGGTAATGGTCACTTCAAACTCGGTGTCGTCAGCAATCTGCTCGTAACCGCTTTCTGACGAGTTTGAAGAGTCGTTGTCGTAATAGCACATTCCGGCGGTCGAAAGGGCAGCCCAAGCGGAGTTGTCGGTTATAAGGGGGATTTCATCGGATTGAGGTTCAACTCCTGCTATGGAACCATCATTTGAGTAGGCACAACGCGCTCCGGTTGAAAGCCCCGCCCAAGTGCTATTATCCGTCACGACCGAAATAGTAGACCCATCGGAATACTTGGTTTCCATAAGGTTCTCAGACAGCCAAACTTGGTCGCCTATTTTTACGCTGGCGTAGGTTTTCCCGTCGTTTCCGGTGTAAGACGAAAGCGTGGAGTTTTCTTTTATGAGCCGGACGCTTACGCCAAAATAAGGATGGTTCGTACTTGCCCAAGCCAAATCGTCATTGAATGAACTTAACTGCGGGATAACCCAAGTGCCACCCGAATAGTAGGTTGTTGCTAAAGACAACGTGGCACGAATCGACGTAAATGCGCCATCGGTTGCCCTTGTCCCGCTTCCCCTTCCGTTAAACCCGCTTGAATTGTCGGCTCCGGTGTTTGGGGAATCCCAATAAGTTGTCCCCGTTTCCTTCATTTTTCCACCCGCAACGCTATACCCACCTAAAGTGCTGGCTAATGTGAGGTAGTCATCCCACGAAGGAACTCTCCAACCGCTACCCGCGAGACCCGATAAAGCGTAGTAATTATAGAGGTATCCCTGCGCCACACTTCCCTCAATCGCATTCCGAAAGTGTGTGCAGTAAAGGTTTTCGGCCATCCAGACCTGATCCCCGATCTTGACCGTTGGGTAGACGTTGCCGTCATTGTCGGTCATGGTTCCGGGGTCGGTGGAGTCGTCTTTTAGGAGGCGGATGCACTGCCCGTCAACCATTGTCGTTCCAACCGTATCCCCGAAATAAACCGACGACTCATCCGTTGAAAATGAAACCTGAAGCGCATTGCCGGGAACACTTGGCTCAATATCGGGTAACCATATTTGGGCATATTGCTTAAACCCCCAAAAAACACCATCCATGTCTCTTGCCCCGGCACCCCTCATACCAAATCCGGTTGAATTATCTGCCCCCTCATTTGGGGTATCCCAATGAACCAACCCGGCTTCTTTTAAATAGCCACCGGCTAACGGGTATCTACTATTTCCACTATCATAACTATCTATACTATTTAATAATGTAGTCCATTCAGTTTTTGTCGGAACGTGCCACCCTGCCGGAGCGATTAGTCTGGAATCATTTACAGCATACCAGTTATACAAGGCCCCGTAAAGAGCATTGGTGACGTATTGGTTGACAATCTTTAAAATGGTGATTGTCCCGGTCTTTTTGGCGCAGGTGGATATTATTCTCATGAGAAGGCTGGTATTCGTTGGATTCTCAACTTGCCCCGAATCAAGGTCGGGTCGCCATCGGTGCCCGAAGTGACGAGGGTTACTTGGTCGTCTAATGCGACCTGATTGTCTGCGGTCGCCTCCAAATCAATGATGGCGGTGGTCACGTCAATGGCGCTCAATCCCGCAACGGCGGTACTCCCAATCTTGATGGCCACATTATCCATTGTGTCGTCACTCTGGAGCGCACAGGACAGGATTTCATAGTAGAATGAGGCTTTCAAATCGAGGATATAGGTCTGCTCCGTGCCGGGTTCAATATCCCGAAACTCAAAAGCAATGTCTTCGACCATAGAAAAGACTAACGGCTTGTTCTTGATGAAGTCGAGTGCTTCACTATCCGCTTGGTTCCAGTCGCTTTGTATCTGCGGGGCAACGGTGTTATTAAATCTTAGTGATTTAGTGGTGTTGTCGCCCTCAATCTCTATCCCGTCCTGAACGAACAGGTTTAACGTATCGTTGTAATAGGCCGCGATAACGGCCATATCTCCATAAGTAGGAGAAACACCTTCGGGATTTATCGCGAAGGTCTTAAACGTCTTAATGGGAGTGTTTGCGGAGTTAAGATTGATGGTCACCCATTTTATCCCGTTGCTCTGCACCCACCTGATTTCCCCGGCCACGCCAAAGGTCACCCCCGAGGCGGCGGGTTCGTCGTCAATATCTCCCCCTGCGGAAACGATCTTTACCGTGTTTGCCACGTTAATCGCCTTGACCCCGTAAATCCTTCGCGGGCAATCGACGGCATCCGGTAATGTGATGGTGACGTTCTCGCTTGTTCCGTCCACCAAAACAACGTACTGCGTTTCGTTTAGCGAGGTGTTCGCGCTGACGGTTTCGATAGACCGCCCGTTGCTCCCGCCAACGTCTAACGTGCTTTCGGGAACATCATGCGCCACCGCCACTTGTCCGATTTGCTCATCTCCGTTGTAGGCCAAACAGGTGTCCCCGTGAAAGCCGCCTAAGACGGGAATCTTCCCGCCGTACAAATAGAGTTTCCCGCCGGAATAGGTTTGAGCCTTGCCGTCCCCGGCGTGGATATGTAAGTCGTCTCCGCCTAAATTGGCGGGCTTGGCAACGTAAAGGTGTCTCGCTCCTCCGGCATCGAAAACCCAGTCGTTTGTAGTGGGTTCTTCCTGGAGGGTAGAATAGGTTATCTCGGTATTGGATTTCCACTTGGTGACGTAGTTCTTTTTGCCCGACAGGATTAACCCGCCTCCGGTGTTAGCGAAGTCCCTTTTATCCTCGTCACTCCACAATAAAGTCTTAACCTTGAATCCAGATGATTTCGTCCCGGCGGGGATGGTATCTTTTAACTCGTAGTAATCTCCGTTCCACTCCACCATCTTGATATTGTACTCCACGTCACCCCACAAGAACCTGGCACCGTTGGCCTCCTCGATTAAGAGTGTATTGAAGTAATCCGCGTGGCCGTGAATCGTTCCCCTGAATTTCTTTACTGCGGTGGAATATTGTTCGTACCAAGCCTGGGGGAGCCATCCTTCATAAGCGTTGGAGTCCACCCCGGAAATTAGTAACGGTTGGCCGTCACCGCCCCACTCATACTTGTTTTGCCACATTGACGACCAATTCCCGTTAGCCAGTTTAATCCAGCCGTTGTAGTAGTCGGCCAAACTCTGATCTGCCAACCCGTCGGATATTTTGGCCTGAAACGGCTCGGGAGTCAGATACTCCTCGTCGGTGATGGTGATGAGATATTTCGACCCCGCAACAATATCGGTTTCGGTTTCCGTATCGGGGTCAAACCCTAAACGCTGAATCATTACTCCCGAGAAGTAATAATAGTCGTTCATGGTTGATAAGAGGTTCCGGTGCGGGTTGTTGATGATAATGTATATCTCCCCGTCGCTCGGAGTCTTCCCTAACGTGATTTCTTGGGTTATGAGGGAATCGGGACCGGACACCTCGGGGAAATTGATCGAGGTGATTTCTTTATACGGGAATGTCGGGATAGGGGGATCGTAAATAACGGGTTGCCCAAACGTCCATTCCTTATCGCCTTCGTTCCAATGGTAGGTAGCCCCCAACCCGTCTATAAAACAGACATTGAACCAAATATCAGATTCTAAGACTGCGACCTTTTTGTGTCCGCAGTTTATTCTAACCAAGTGTTCAAACTCATCCTGAACCGGGACGCTCGGGGATTGAATATATTTAGTGGGGTCGAGGGTTGAACTTTCGGTAATCTTCGATAAGACCCCGAATCCCTTATTAACGGTTCTCACCCATCCCCCGGGATTTGTCCACCCGCTTATTGATGTGGGGTCGTCGGGGTCGACCACTCCGTCCTGAAACCAACTTCCCGTGATGAGAGAGTTTTTTAGCCCGTAGTCAACTTCGATTAGTCTTTCTTTCCACCCGTCCAGGTATTCAAGCGTATGGTCGGCCATAACACAGAACCTCGTCGGGGTGAACACAAAGGTTGATTTGGTGGCGTCAAAGTGATTATTGTAGGAATATACCCCCGCAGAAGTGAAGTGTCTGTAATCAATGTCTTCCTGCGCCATATCGGACTTGCGCTGAACCCACCAATGGCCTCCGCTCTGGAATATCCGGCAGTCGAATACCTTGAGTATCCCTTCTAAGACATCAGCGCAATATCCCGCATTCAGGTCGGAGTCCCACCATATATCCTGATTAACCCACATTTGGGCGAAAGGGTCGTCCGTGTCTGCGGTATTCATTCTGTTCTCAAACAGGTTGTTGCAAACCCGGATTTCCAATCCTAAATGAGTATGCGCCAACGCCTGTGCGATCTGAACAATCGCGGTAGCGTAACCCGTATATTTTACGGGCGGGGATGCTTGGGATTGGTAGTAAATCTTGTCGAGCATCCCGATCCGGTCGTTAGCCACAATGGTTAAAAACCGCTTTTCGTCTTTTAACTCGTCGACATATTGCCCCGCAATTCCGAACCCCGTCCAGTATGTTGTCCCGGCTTTCTTGATGATAACCTTAATATCATCCCCGGTTGAAGTATCAATCCAAGAGAAGTCATCCGTTCCAACTATGGTTACGGTGGCCTCCGATCCGATAATGACCTTTTCTTTATCTCCGTTGTAGCGGATAACAACAGGCGGATCGCCCATTGCATCTAATTCGGTAGCGGCACCGGCAAATAGGTTATCCCATATCTCGACCGTCCAGGTTGTCCCCAATTCGTCGTCGAAGTCCATGTATAGCCGTTTGCCGTATGCCATTAGGTTCTATTTAAAAAGTCGTTTTCTTTATGCCAAATGGTGTAGATATCCCTTCCCCGTATCACGGTTTCGCCTCGCACGGATACCGCCCCGAGCATCCCCTCCAACTTGGAGAGCGGGGCAATCACTTCGGGGTCAAGTCGGGCGTTCCGGTTGTCGCCGACTATCGCCATTTGGGGGGAATAGGCCAGACCGCCATTGGCGAACTTCGGGACAAGTGTGTTAAAGAGACCGGCGGCAAGCCCTCCGGTTAAAGCCCCGACGGCAACCCCAACCCCGACGGGTAATTCAGATAATGATTTTTCAATAGCGGACGCGACACCCTTTGCAATTAACCCGGCCACAACCTGACGGAGCGCGTTTTTAGCCATTTTCCCGAAGTCGCTCCAACTATCCGCACCCTGCGAAAGCGCGCTCCCGAGGTCTATCATCCCCTCGGTTAATGTTTTCTGCCAGGAAGTAATCTCCTTTAATACGGGTACCACTTCCTTTAATTTGTCCGCGTCCAGAATAACCGGAATGTCGGCACTGCCTTGATTTGCATTCGGGGCCAACGTGCGATCCTCAAAATCTGGAACTGGCTTGAGGTTACGTTGCATGACGGCAACAAATTGTTTAAAACTCGGGGAGTCCCGCTCAAATGCAGCCGCGCGCTTCTCTAAAAGCCCCTGCATCTCGGTCATTTCCTGTAATTTCTGCCGAGTCAGTTTAACACTCTTCTCGTCGGCGTCGTTAGCGATACCCTGACTTTTCGCAATGAGTTGGTTCATCTTGTCCTCATCGCGCATGGTCTCCAAAAGATGCTGTATAGCAGTTTCGTTCCCGTTAATCAAGGCGGTTGCATTCTCAATGGCCTGTTCCCGGGCGAAGTGTTTACCAATCCCCCAATTCGTCATGCCTTTGGCATCCGTCAAACCTTGTTGCAGGCTGGTACGCGCCTTTTCCCGCTCCTGAATGTAAATCCGTAACGCCTTGCGGGCATCCTCTGTATTTTCGGCACTGGAGGCCAAATTACGGGCTTCCAGTTCTAAGGTGGCGGCGTAGTTCTGTTCTGTCTTTCCGGTTTGGAGTTCAATAATCTCCTTCAGGTTCTTGGCAAATCTGTTTATAGGAAGCCCCACTAATCTCCCGAAAGACTCTTTCAAGTTATCAATGGCCTGTTGAAGCTGAACAATTCCAGAAGTACCCGCGTCGGTTGCGGCCTTTGCAAATCCGTCAACCTGTCTTTTTGCGCTTATCACAGTGGACTCAAAACGCGCGTTAGACCCGGCTGTACCCTCGACCGTAATGCCGTATCTTTTTAACCCGTTGGTGGCGCTCCCTATGGTTTTAGCAAATAGGTTGGCTGCCGCCGGTAAGTCCATACCGAACTTCGTGGCGAAGTCCATAACGACCGGAATCAGTTTGGATACCTGAGCCTCGGTCATGTTCATAGAGGCCAGGAATGTTTGGGCATCCTGTATGTCCTCGTCATCAAATAAAGAATTAGATTGAAGTAGCCCGGCCTGTTGTGATAGTCTCCTGAAAGACTCCGCATTACCATCAACTGCGTTTAGCAGTTTTGCTGAACTTTTAGCGGCCTTGTCAAACTCCTCCACGCAAACTTTGCCGAAATTAGCGATAGACCCAACCGCAAAAGCCCCGGCAACCGCCCCGCCTAACTGTTTGATGCTGCTCTCGAATGCGCCCAACTTCGCACGGGAATCCTTCAACCCGCGATTGAAGTTCACCGTGTCCGACTTGAAAACAAAGTTTAGATTAGATAGAGCCATCGAGGGGTTTCCAATGTTTTAGTTTGCTGATCTTGTCGATCTCCTTCTGTCGCTCCTCCGGTGAACGGGTATCTTTGGGTGGCTTCTCCTTGAATAGGCCGTCTAAGGTTAACCGATCCTTTCGGGGGAGTTGAATGTTTATCAACTGGATGGTCCGTTGCCAGTTCTCTTTCTCGCGGGTCTTGAATAGTTCCCAAAATCCGCTCTGCGCGCACAGGAACTCAAGGGGGGTCATTGACCAAAACTCATCAGGGGAAAGGCCGAGTTGCCCCAGGCCAATCTCCATGAGGTAGCGGAAGGTTATTTCTGCCCCACCTGATCCGGTGGAGCGAAAATCTTTCCCAACTGTTCCCCGATTAAATCTGATAACTCGGTGGATTTCCCCGGTTCGTCCATTAAGTCCGCAACGTCCTCTTCGGTCAGCGTGAACTCTTGTTTTTCTTTACGCGCACCATGTTTAAGGGCTAAATGACAGATATAAACCGTGTCCTTAATGGAGGCGTTCTCAATACCCCCAAGCAAATCGGACAGCCCCCTTTTTGTCTCCCGTTCCGCTTCCCGAAGTGCCGCGAACCCTAAACTCACCGGGTAATCCTTACCGCCTAATTTTATCAGGTCTACCATATTATGTTCCTGTTGATACCGATAAAGCTGATGCACCCTCGAAACTCACACTATATGAAGTATTTTCTTCCTGCGGAGCGTCCACCTGCAATGAGGTCAGGTAGCATTCTCCCGAGAAGTAAGAGTCGCCGGATACTTCCGTCGAAAACTTCAGGGTGACCGGGGTTCTGTTCGTGATGAAAGCATACAACTGGGGGAACCCATAGGTGTCATCGAAAGCAACGAATCCTTCGCCGGTTCCGCTCCACTCCCGCATCCCTTCCAGTTTGGCTCGCCATCCCGCATTCTGCTTAGTCGTAATGTCTCGGGTCGCCATGTTGACGGTAATCGTGTGACTCGTTGAGGAGCCGATCAAATTATCATCAAGATAGAAGCACATGAGACTTCCGTTTAAAACTGATGTACTTGGCATTGTTTTCTTTATTACGTTAAATTGTTTTCTGGTAAAACCCGAGCCTGGTACATAACCGTCCTGACGTAGTAGTCGGTATCGAATCCGTCCTCCCGTGAGGTCATTCTAACGGAATCGAAAACCGTTGAATCCTGCGTACCGGAGAATCCATCAAGGATAGACCGTATCGCAATATCCAACTCGTCAAGCTGCGCGTACTGCTCGGAGTATATGTTGATTTGAATTTGATAGACGTCAATTACCGAAGGGGTTTGCTTGGTGCCGATTGGAGTAGCCGACAGGATATTATAGACCGCAAAAGGCCAGGGTTCCCCCTGCGTGGCGCGTAAAGGATAAACCCTCCCGACGCCACCAATCAAAGAATATATTGCCGTCCCGATCATAATTTACCCCTCGACTTCATCCTGTTTACAAACCTGTTGAATATGTCCAGCGAATTGTTTTCAAATCGATACCTGACCACTTCCCGCTTCGATGCCCAGGCGGGAGCCATAAATGGCGTTCCCTTCCTGACCTGAGCGGTTCCCCTCCACCGGCTTCTTTTGCCCCATGTGATACGGCGGTCAAACTCTACAAAGTGAGCGTACCAACCGCCCTTATATCCTCCAAATGCGCCTTTTGCCCTCGGCCCGATAATGACCGTTACCAACTTTGACCTGAGCATATCCATTACTCCGATGGATTTCTGTAATGTTCCAGGCTGTATCCAATGTCCTCGCGCTTTATGTGGGTGGGCTGAAATAGGGGCGTTTGTTCGTGCCTGTTCCAAGAGCGGTTTAGCGGAATCCTTTATCATGGCCCGCATGGCCTTTGCCTGGAACTGTTTGGGTAGGCCGTCAAGAAGTGCTTTGACCTCTGCGGCGTTGGTGAACTCAACACTAAATGAACTTTTCATAGGTGTTCAGTTGCCCTCAGTTGACCCTCGCCCGTTTCGCGTACCCCCGTTCCCGTCGACCGTAAAACATCAAACCACTTGCTGTCTTTGTATTCGGTTCTGATGACCATATACTTCGGGTTGATTTCCTCGATGGAGGTGATCGCGTAGTACATTCCGTCCCACTTGACCCTCATCGTTTCGTCAATATCCTTTCGTAACCGGACAAAGAACTTCACCACACTCACAGCAACCAGTTGGTCGGCCTCGTCCATCTCGGTACTGTCCTCATAGGCCACTTTCGCCCACGCATCCGTTAGGGTTGACCATACGGGCAACATCTGACCATAACCATCTGTTACCTCAGAATAGCCCTGTATCTTGATTCTCCGGTCAAAATCCCCGATCTGCATAGTCGGCCTTGAGGATTAAATATTTACTTCTGCCAATTCTTTCAATGTGCCGTATATTGAAATACCCGCCGTCAAAGAGTATCCGCATGGTCTCGTCAACTTCCCGGTACCGAATCCAAAACTTGATGATTCGGCGGGCCACCAGTTGATCCGCTTCCATAGCTTCCCCTCCCTTCTCGAAGGAAACCTTAGCCCACACTTCAGATAGGGTACTCCACGAAGGAATCTCCTGTCCGTCGTCGGCCTTAGTCGTCGTCGGCTGTTCAATAACTATCCGTCTGTTCAAGTCGCCTAATTGCATCCCGTTCCCCTTCGCTGATAAAGCCCATTTCAAAATCTTCCTTATCATAAGTTTCGATAGGCCATATATTGGTTTCAGACTTCAAATCGACCGCTAAAATCGAATCTGTTAATACTTTGGTTTGTCTGATTCCGTTCTTATGGAGTATCATCTCTGAACCATGATCTAACCCCCGATTGAGGGAATCCGGCCAGAGTTTTTGCTCAGGAGAATGCTCCTGAATGATGTCGGCCACCCTGTGAAGTTTGCAGGCGTTGTTGCGGGTCATTGTCACCTCCCTTCGGGCGGTGCAAGTGAAGTCCGTTCCAACAGCCGAAACCTTGTAACGTATGGTAACCATATCTCCTAATCGCTCCACCACGTCCCGGCGAATACACCGCGCAAGTCCAATCGGGTAAACATTATTGAAAATGCGTTTCTCTCCGGTTCTCACATCCAGGATCCCGCAACGGGTCAGCCCGAAGGCTTCATCTTCCCATTTATAGAGTCTTAGAAGTTCGTTGGCAATCAGGTCGTCCGATCCCATCGTCATCAGGTAATCCCAGGGTAATTTGAGTGCTTCGGTTAGCCCGGCGTTCCACTTTTTACCCAATGGCAGATTAGCGTGTTCCACCCCAATCACGTCGTACTTTTTCAGGAGAGGTTTAAAGTCTCCCGTATAGACGGCTAATGGGGTGATGTCAAATTCGCCCCTAAGACGTTCCAGACCCATCATAAAGATTTCTGAAACCTCGGGGCGTTTATATAGCGCAGTAAGACAAAGAACTTTAGTAGACACGGTACTTGTCTAACAAGTATTGGCTGCCCAACGGCAGTTCGTTATAACTACCCTGGACGGCATCCTGCCTGTTCTCGTACAAGTGTCCAAGAATAAGCAGGATAGCCGCCTTGATAGTTTCCGGGACTGTGGTGTATCCGGCGGTGTATTCCACCACGATACCCCCCAATCTCAAGTCAGTTGCCGGCCAACTCTGACCCGACGCTAAGAACACCCGTGCGGGGTCTGAGACAATGTCCACGTTGTAGACGGTACTCGCAAGCGTGGTCAGAGTTCCGGCAGTGTTGTAGTATTTAATCGAAGAGATAGCTTTTACCGGACTGCCGTACAGATACATGATGGCACTAAAGGAGTCGAAAGTCGCCTGCCAGGTCGTGCTGCATAATGTTCTTTTCGTGTAATGCTCGGCAACCTCACGCGCGGCCTTGATTAAGCCCGTGATTAAGGTGTCGTCATCCTCGCTGTCAACCTTTAGGTAGGTTTTGGCCTCCTCTAAAGTGACAGGCTCAACGGTCGGTTCGGTAAATACTTTTCTCATCTTAGGAAGAAGCGTGTACCAGATATTTAACCGGGTGGGTTCCAGCGTCCATCAGCATAGCGTCCACGCGGACGTTCAGGAACATACCGATCTGGTCGTACTCGGCATACCGCTCATTCAGCACAACCAGCCTTTCGGGTCCGGCGTAGCGAATGACGTAATTGGAGAAGTCGCCAAACAGAACGGATTTGTTGTTGGCTCCGATAGCGGCCATGTCCTGATTGATAACATACGGTTTTCCGAGAACGGTAGCCGGGATTCCAGCAACCAAGTCGGGTTGCCAGATCAGGTGACCTTCGGTATCTTCCAGTTTGCGGATAGCGGCCAGGGTCGAATCCTTGAACATAAATTTACCGTTGATCTGATAGGCCGGGTCAACCGAGTGGTACAGGTCGATCAGGTTGGCATACGACAGGGTAGTGTCGTCAACCGTCACACCTGAAGAGGTGGCTCCGGTAACAACGCCAGCGACGTCGGTAGTTCCAGCTCCGGTAGTAAAGGCAGCGTTCAAACCGCGACCGATACGATAGCCGAACAAGTCGGCAAGCAGGGTCTGGAAGTTGAAATAGCTGTCCTGAATCAACTCGCGGGAAACACGAACCAGACCGGAAGTGTATTTGTACGACTTCAGGGTTTTCTGTGTGAAAGTCACGTCAGTTGCGGAAGTACCGTGATCGGTAGCCTCAGCAATTTTGTAAGCCACAACGGCGGTATCGTTGGCAAGAGGCCATTCGATGTCGTTACCGGAATCCGTGCGAATCACGCGGGAAACACCTTCTACACCGCCCCAAGCCAGTTTAGCAAGGGTCAGTTCGTTGGAGAATCCGGTCGGGATAGTGTAACCGCCTTTCCCGTCAGTCAAGGACTGTGCGTTGGTACGGAACTCCTTGTAAGGGTTGTTTTCGAGCGTCCGGCGATCTTCTTCGGTGAAGTCGGCCCATTTGCCCCCGCGATTCAGAAAATAGTTCTGCCATGCGCGGTTTGATTTTTCACGGGCTTCGTCTTTGCTCATACTTCCCTGTTCAGCAACAGGAACGGCACTAACGCTCAAGAGAGCCTCGGCCCGCTCGGCGATCTTAATATCTTCGTCTTTGGCATCCAGATCGGTCGTCATTCTCGCCCACTGATCCTTCTCCTCCTTTGAGAAAGAGCGGTTTTCGGCCTTGCTCTTCTCGTGCAAATCGAGCATCTCTTTGGCAAGTTGCCCGCGCTCGTCTTTTAACTTTTTAATGCGATCCATTTTTAGATTGTTATTTCGATTTTAGCGTTATCATTCTTAGGTACTCTTCTCTTTCCCGCGCCTCGGCCTCGGCTTGGCGTTCCTGTTCTGCGAGGTCGGCTTTGGCCTGTTCGAGGGAAGTCATATCTCTTTTGGCGACTGTGGTATCAGGGTATGCCGGGAAGGTGACCGGGGAAACGTCATAGATTTTAGCGAACTTACTAATGCGCCTTTCCATTGTTCCGTCCTCGGCCTCGCGCCATTCACTCCCCCCTTTATCGACAGAGAAGGAAAACGAACTCTGCGTCACGTCGCCCCTGCGAAGGGAGATTAACAGGTCGTTGGCGTAAGTCTGGCCGCCGTTGTCATAATCATAGGCGAAGCCCTTATCCGTTGCGGCAACGCGAAGGGTTTTACTCTTTGTTCTTCCCAGTATCTTATTCGGGTCGTGGTTGAACAGGGCGCGTATGTCGTTATTCTCCATCCCATCAAAAGCACCCGGCAGGATCATCTCTCTGAACCCGCCCAAATCTTCTGACCACGAATCATATACAGCCGCCATGCCATGCACGACTTCTTTCCCGTCCACCTCTTCGGTGCGGAACTCCATATCAATCAGTCTAACTTCTTTTTCCATCTTTGCTACTTTAAAACTTTCCCATCTTATGCCTTTGTCCTTCAATAGCCGCTTGGCCTCCTCCATCGAATACATGGAGGCGTCAAACAGTATTCTCGTCCCCTCCGCTCTTACCCCCGGTGCCGTTATCTCCACCGGTCGGGCTAACTTGCACAGGTGTTGCATTTATCGCTTTGTCTAATGTTGTCATGTTCACGGGGGCGAATAAATTGTCCCCTCCCTCCATCGGGTTGAGGTTCTCGAATGCCCTGATTTCGTTTGGTGTGATTGCCGAGATATTCCACATCTGTCGGTAGAACTCACCCCTTGAGGCCACGTCGCCCCGTAACAGACCGTCCACGTTTACCTCGACGAAGTAGTCCGCTTTCTCGGATTCGTAGAATAGTTTGCGGGTCAGCTCCTCCTCGATGCGCTTTATCCAGGGCATCAAAGAATACTGCACGAACTGGATGCTCTGCTGTTCGATGTTTGAATAAGTCGCTGCCGATAGGTCGCCGATCATGTGAGGGGGGACGTTGAAGATTCTCGCCACGTCCGCGATCTGAAACTGTCGCGTTTCGAGGAACTGCGCCTGATCCGGCGGTATCGTAATTGGTTTCCAAACCATGCCCCCCTCGAGGATGACCGGCTTGTTTGTGTTTTCAACGCCCGTATTCCGGCTCATCCACATTTGCCGGAGCCGATCATACTGGTTGTCGTCCAGTTTCCCGGCGACCTCTAAAACTCCCGAAGCACTCGACCCATTCTTGAAAAAGTAGGAGCCTTGCTTTTGTGCGGCGAGTCCGAGACCGATATTCTCCCGTGCGATCTGGATAGGGGATTTCCCGACAATCCCATTCGTCGAGAATCCCAAAATATGAATCATGTTACGGGAGGGGACAAGGTTCGTCCGGTTGGCAACCTTATACCAAATCATGTTCTTGACAACGACCTCAACATCTGAAGGATGAATAATATCTAACGAGACAGGCCGTTCTAATGCGTCCTTCGTGATGATGGCATAAGCGTTCCCCCACAGGAGCACGCTGTTCATCATCGTTTGGAAAAATGTAAATTTTGACTGAAAGTCGTTAGGATTTTCGTGTACCAGAGAGTAAACGGGGTGCGCTCTGTCAATAGACTTGCCCGACTCGCCACGCTTGAAGACCTGGAAAGGAAGTTGTGCAACGCTGACCCCCAAGAGGTTCACGGCTGACCATACCGCAGAGAGGGCCAACGAAGTTTCCTCGGTCACGGCCACACCGGACGAGGTCGTCGGCATAAACATATCTTCCAGCCATTTCGGGGGAGTTTCGAGGCTGCGCTCAGCGACAAAAAAAGGCCATTTCCTGACTATTCGCACTTCGAGGTATTAATATACCTGCGAAGATTTAGTCAGGAATCAGCCTTTGGTATGTAAGAAAGTTACGGTAGGGGGTGTAAGAAACTTACGTTTCTATGAGAGAGGGGAATTAACAAGAAACAATAGAAGGAGCGTGGCCTCTTCGGAGCCTAAAATTATCAGTCTGCGGAGTTCCTGATAGTGGGCAACGTGACGGGAGTGGGTCTGTTGGTCGTAGGAAGGAAGTTCCGTAGCCACATAGTTTAGAAACCAGGAGTCCAAATCAACAATAAATTCCTTTGGGGTGTCAAATTCGCAAACGGCGGGTAGGTCGGTTAACATTTTTAGTAAATTAGGCGGTGATAGTGTCGAAATTTACAAATGTTAATCTCATAAAAAAGTGTTATTGAGCAGGTTTGTCTGACGTTCATCGCCCCCGTTTGCAAATTCATCCCAAATCGTCCATTTCCCTTGCATCTTAGGGTGATACGTTACCCAACCCATTTTATGAGCCAGTACGATTCGCCTTTTGTGCTGTTGCTCGGCCAAACACCCCACTTCAATATCGGCCATCATGTCCTCTTTTAGATTCTCGGGGCAGAAGTACCGCAAGTCAAAGGCCATGCACCCCGTACCCAACAGGTCAACGTCGTGATTTCCGATGACTTCTCCCAACACCCGATAGGAGTGCCGTTCCTCTAAGGGGGTCTGTCTGGCGTAGTACGACCTAACGCCCCGCGTTATTAATTGCTTGCCGTGATAACTCACAATCGCTTTATGGTTGTACTTAGCCAGCTCTTTTAGGGTGTGCTGAACATAATCGGGCGGGTATAACAGGTCGTCATCAAAGGCAAAGTAGGTGTGGTTCTCACCTTTGAGTTCAGAGCAAAAGTAAAATTTACCCCTGTCCGTTAAGTTTGGCCCCCGTACTTTTTTCACGTTCCCGTCCGTGATGGTTCTCGCGTTGCGGTAACTTTCCTCGTCATTGCAGTAAATCATTAACAGGTCGATTTGCGGGGCAATAGTCTTCACCACGTCCTTGACAATGTCGACCCTGTCCTTGAAGGTAGCAAGCGCGCCTATGGTCGCCATTATCCTGCGTTAAAAGATGCTAAAATAACACCAATTTCCTGCGACGCGTCTGCCTCTCCGATATACTCCACTTTTAATTTGTCTATATCGGCAAACGGAACCCAAAGGTAATCCTCCCAGCCTTCATCGTTTGGTAACCCCCAACTCCGTTTCGGGTGGATTCTCCTTGCCTCATCCTCATCATTTGTGACAACTACCATGCTATCAAAAGTATCATAGTCGTTGTTGATGTTTTGACTTACTTTGTAAATGTTCATGGTTTCCAATTTATTTCGTGCGTGCCGGTGAATAATTCTGTTTTCGCCCCCTTACAGGAGGGGTGTACCGAGTGTACCGCCTCGATTTGTTCCCTGTTTTCGGGAGTCCAGGGGAGCCAAACCTCGTTATACCACTTCATATAATCAAACTGTGTATAAAGCGTATTGTAATATTTCAGTTTCCTTTTGATGCTTTCCTCGTAAACATACGAATAGTGATTTATTTTCTGCGTCAAGCAAAGCGTGTATTTTACTTGACCCTCCAACGTTGGGGGACGGTGAGATACAAACCTATCTCCCTTGTGGTATTTGAAGATTCTCGGACACCAAGCGTTGTACGCCCAACCATCCCCGCCTACTCCGATGTAGTTGTCCTTCCAAAAGTGGTTCATTTGAAACTTGACCACGTCCGGCTCGGACTCCAATAGGCTTTCGATGTAATAGAAGTCCGCCGTACTGATAAACTCGTCCACGTCGAAGATCATGATGTAACCGGACTCCACCCCGTCAAGCGCGGCGTTCACTTGGTCGATCTTCTCGTTAAAGACCTCCACGCCCCAGGGGTTGCCGTTTACCCTTGCCCAACTCGTCGTAACCCCGTATTGTACCACTACGTCGTCGGATAATCGGGAATAATGCTCGTAAAACTGTTTGAGCAGGGGGTGATCCATTTCACCGCAGATGGCGACCGTTGTTATCATAAGAACAGATAATCGTTTCCAAACTGGTAAACCTCCGTGTAAACATTCCCCATCAGCCACTCGGCATACTCACTTGGGTCTCCGTTGGGGTGAAATTCCACCATCAGAATCTCGGGGTACTCATCGCGTGACAGTTCGTCTATCACGGCGTACTCTTCCCCCTCAATATCCAATTTCAATATGTCGATTTTCTCGACCTTCAATAGCCTCTTTATGTCATCCAGACAATAACATTGCGCGTTAAAATAGTCAGCCGTACCCTGTAAATTGACCATCGAACAGGAAACATACTCGGGGTTCTCGGGAAGATAAAACCTCCTAATCTCGGTTGTGTCGGCCAGCCCCCACGCCCGAAACTCCACCGGAGCGGAAAGGGTCGCTATATAGGTACTTGCTTTCGGGGTCGGGTCAAAACAATACACCCTTACGCCGTGTTTTACGGCCTCCAGTTCAAAACTGATGTCCTCGCCAACCCCGAAGGAAAACAGCACCATTCCTTCTTTAAAGCGGTCTGTGGGGAAGAAACGCCCCCCGGTTTCTGTGCCTAAATATTCCATTGCTCTAAAATTTGGTCGATTTCTTCTCTCGGTCTCGCGTTGAACGCCTGGGAGTCGGGATGACCTCCAAACCAATGCAAAGCGAAACTGTCCGCAGTCGGGGGTTGTTTGCCCTCGTAGTAGTCTTTCATCAGGTAGCTTTCCTCGATGGGATAGAAATACCGCATCGGGGTTTTGAATGTTTTGTAGTATTTCAGTAAGGACAGACCTTCCCCCGATGATACAAAAGATGACCATAGCCAATTCCCCGCCTCGCAGTAGGAAGTTACCCCTTCGGACAACTTTTGCTTTGTCCGCTCGTACATTTCCTTCGCCAATGGGCATCTTTTGAACATTCCCACCACTCCCGAGTAGTTGATTCTTTCCCCGCCCCAAACAATGTCGTAGTCGGTCAACTCATCGAAAGGCTTTAGGAATAGTTGGTCAAGGTCAAAATAGAATCCTCCATACTCGTACAGGGCTTTCCACCGGATTAAGTCGGAAGCGTAGTTGGGTAATATCCCGTCGACAAACTCGTTCACCAATTCCTGCGGGGTTATGTCCGGCAAGTATTCTATTCCCGTGCGGTCAAATTCCAGTTTCTCTTTTCCTACCCACGTTTGCTTATTCCCGCAACCTCTTACGTGGTGGAACATAACCTTCCAGTTGGGATGGTGCTCCTTAAAGGTAACGTAGGTCATATACCGCAGGTAGGACATGGGGGTGTTTGCACTCCAAATGAAGTGGGCAATCTTCGGGATTTTCACCGGGAAGCCGATCTTCTCCCTTTGATTATAGACCTCCTCATCCCGCTTGATGAATGTATAATTATGCAGTAGGAGTTTATCATACTCGGCCAACCCGAAGTCTGCGTGTTCGTGCCGGATAATCACATCGGGATAGTATTTTATTCGTTTGAACCGCTTGGCGAGGTTCTGGAACTCCACGTCGCACCTTTGGGAAACATAGTCCTCGTGGTACACAAATCCCCACCGATCAAACCACTTCCGGCCCATGATTTGGATGGTGTTAATTTTATCCGTCTGGAATCCGTCGTTGAACCATAACGCCCCGTCCGTATCGGGGTACATTTCGCCCATTCTCTTACGGATGATATTATCCAACCCCGAAACTTTCGGTATCATGTCGTCGCTCACAATCACGACAATATCCCAATCCTCCTCTGCGATACCGTAGTTGACCGCCTCAATCTTGGATTTACATTCCGATATTGTACACTTCAAATTGCGGTAGCCCTTTAGCCTATCAAAAAACTCCTGATTGTTTAGTTCTTTGTCGTCGGAGTCAATCGTTATCAGGAACAGGAAGTTTTCGCTTCGTAGGCTCTTGTAATACAGGTCTAAGGTGTTAAAGAACTTCTCCCTGCGGTATCTTATCGGATATTTGAATAGAATCTTATACTCTCTTGCCGGAGCATCGGTACCCGCCAGTTTCTTGACGAGCGAAGTCCAGTATTCCCAACCCTTATCCCGAATCACGTCCCACTCCCAGGTCATGTGCAAAGTGACCACTTCATGCCTTTTACCGAAGTCCATTCCCTCCAACCTCCCGTAATAGTCACTTTTGATAACCGGAATACGGGAGTTGACTATGTTCTCGCACAGGATTCTTTTGAACCCCGCCTCCCTTAATAATCGGGCCAACCGAATATCTAAAGTGTTACAACAGGGGATAAAGGTATCTACCTCTCTCTTAAAGGCCGTTTCGAGCAGTTTCTTTCCCGCGCGTAGTTTGTCCAGTATCTTCCTTTCGGGAAGCCCCACGAACTCGTCAAACGTCCCCAAAGTCTTTGAGTTGTAAATATCCCCGCACCCTGTAAGGATGGCACTCTTTTCCGTGTAGCCGTGTTCGTACCCGTGCATACAGGGGATGGCGTTTACCGGACGCTTAAACTTCTCGTAGGTCGCCGGAACTATCCCCAAGTGAACCTCAACCCCGTTGTCGGCAAAAATCTCCAGCATCCTATCGAAGTCGTCTAACTGCCCCGGCTGAACGGGGCGAATCCCCGAAGGGTAGTCGTCAATCCTTACTATCATTTCGCCTCCTTGCAGTTATTGACGTTTTTCCTCCAGTTCTGGACGCTCACCCTGAACGAGTCGTAAGTCTTATATTTCCGCCGTCCAAAATAGAACAGATAGCTTTCCTCCAACGCCTCGTAAGCCTCTTCGTGCGTTTTGTAGTAGGAAATCAGGTTGCACCACTTGTCGTAGAAACCTTCGATAGTCTGAAGATTCAGAATGTGTTTCTCGTATTTGTTTTCCTCCCTTATGTGGGTCGCCTCGTCCTCCGGTTGGATAGACTCGGGCTTTGTGAAAATCTTAAAGGGCTTCCTCATATACTGTATTTAAAGATTTGTTCCAGCGCTGGAAAGGGTTTCAGTTCGTTTATCAGCTTCGCGTTTGGCGTGACGCAATGGCCCCCAATCGGCATACTCAAATGTTCAAAGTAGGGGCGGGTAACATTCGCCATGCCCAACTTCTGGTAACCGGCATTGTAGGACTTCAGGTAGTCGACCCAATCGGAGTAACTCACGTCGACCTCCTTGAACCACTCTTCGGCCTCGGCGTTCAGGGCAAGGCACAACCCGTAGTAGGTTGTATCAAACACCTTGAACAGTTCCGTTGTGATTGACGGGGAAACCGCCTCGAAGTTGATAATCCCAATGTCCAAAAAGTGTTTTACAACATCTTTCACGTCCTGACCGCTCTCGTAGCCAATCCACTTCTTAAAGGTCAATATCCCGTCGGCCAAGTTAGGGTGTACGCCAATCACCGGGGAGTGAACAACCGTTACCTTGTAGTCCAGTAATTGGAGAATGTGCAGAGTAACACCGGGGGAAACGGTCGAATGAATGATAACCGTTTTCGCACCCGATGAATGAATCTCGTCAATCACCGCCCCGACAAAGAAGTCATTGTACGGGATGCAGACGTTTAAGATTTCGCACTCCTGTTTCCCCTGCGAGATGCGTAAGTCCTTCCACGCCACCTCGAAGCCGGAACGCTGGTACACCTCGTAAAGGGATTTTCCAATCTCGCCAAAACCTAAAATCTTTACTTTCATATTGTTTGTTTAAAATATGTTTGGCATTAACTCTTTTATCCTTACCGTTGTTAGGTATGATAGTGTTTTGAAGTTTATGGTGGGGTTTTTAAACTGCTTAACAAAGTTCCACGCCTCCTCTTTTACGAGCGAGTAGTAAATGGTTCCAAGCAGCCGGGGGATATGACGAGACGACCATCCGTCCTCACCTTCAATTTTCGCCCTCTCTTTTTCCACAAGAGAAAGCGTTACAAATTGGTCGACAATTTCCTGCTCGATGAGTTTCTTTTCCTTTAATTCTGTCACATCGAGGCGGGCGTGTTCGGACTTAAATTCGTTTTTAACTATCTTTGCCCACGTTACCCTGCCAAACTTGTTTTTGTAAGAGTAATTTTTAATCACAATCCCCTCTCCGGTTCCCTTACCGTCCTCGATTAAAAAAGTATTTTTATCAAGTTGCGCTACCAAACGCTCATAAGTGGGGTTTTCTATTTTGCATATTGGGATTATATAGTCAATCTTGAATCGGTCTAATATGTATTGATAATCCTCATACTCCATATAATCCCCATCAACGCAAACATCAAAAACATAAAATCTCCTCCAGGCATCGGGCTGATAGGTTTTGAGCGTATGCGGGACAAGCCATTCTCCGAATACCCTTAAATTTGGATATTCCAAAAACATAGCGTAGAGATTGGGATTATTCACGACCCAGGCCATAAACCCCTGATTGTCGGAATCAAGTGTTAACTCCCGATTCCTTGAACCCGCCCGAAGTGTTCCGTCCCACCATAACTGCGAATTGGTACCATCAATTTTAGGGAACACATAGCACATCCCGTGTGTTATACCCTCGGTCTCTGTTGTGCCGAATCTTTCAACGTGCTGATACTTGATAAATCCACCTTCTTCTGTTGTCATAATATTCTGATGTTATATTCGATGTTCTCTTCTTTCGGTATACTCATGGCGAGTGCCATGATAGCGGCCACCACCCCGTCAATCTTCGCCCCGCTCTTGTCTTTATTGGGTTTGATATTGCCCGCCGCGTCCATGTCCATGACGACGTTGCTCAGCATCCACCTCATAACGGGATTCCCGTCGTGGTAGATTCTCCGTTGCGCGCACATCATTTCAAACTCCTTAGAGGGTGAACTCATAGAGGCGAACCCCTGACCGAACTGTTCAATAGGCACACCCTCGGCCAACAGGTCGATAATCATTTGGGAGGCATTCCACCGGTCACAGGCAATCTTTCTCGGTTTGTGGGCGTCCATCTGTTCGTGAACGTCCCGCTTGATATAGTTGTAGTCCGTTGCGTTGCCGGGGGTTTGGGTCATGTAGCCCTTCCGCACCCAATCGCTATAATCATGCTCCTCTTTTTTCTTGACGGTTTCTTCGGGAATATAGAAACGCGGGTCGACGTAATACCCGTCTCTATACGGGAAAAACTGGACGTAGGCGGTTATGTCTCTTACCGAAGCCAAGTCAATTCCCGCCCCGGTCGAACTCACCCCGTTGAAGTTGGGTTTTTCCACGACGGTACTCATCCAAACGTCGTCGGGAATCCAGGTATCCGCACTATCCGTCCATTGGTTTAAATTCTTGGTGCGGAAATCAATCTCTTTGGTGCCACCTTCGTTTTTGGCTTTCAGGTATCTATTCTGTAAAAAGTCCAGCTTCACGCTCACCCCGAGATTAGGGTTTGCCTTGAGCCAGGTGCTTGAGTCGTTCCAGTCGTCCCTCTCGTCCAATTCATACAGGATAGCCAGTAAACTCTCGTCGGTTTTGATGCCCTTCAGTATGTCGATGCTCGTTTTACGCAGGGCCGAATAGCACGGATAGTCCTTGTGGAACCCCGCCGTCGTGATGACGTCAATCATCGGCTGACGCCTCGCTCCCATGCCACTTTCCAGCACATTGAGCATTTCGTCGGTTTTGTGGGCATGATATTCGTCAATTACGCCCCACGATGGGTCGAAACCGTCCTGAGTGTTGGAATCGGAACCCAAAGGTTTAATAAAACTGTCCTGAAAGATGACCGACTTGGTCATGACCTTCATCATGCTGCGAAGTTCCGGCGTCCCCTCAATGATTTTCTGCACGTCCTTGAAACCAATGCGCGCCTGGTCTTCTTTGGTGGCGGCGATATACCCCTGTGCGCCAGACTCTTTGTCCGCCAATAGGTGGTAAATAACCTTCCCGGCCGCCATTGTAGTTTTTGCGTTTTTTCGTCCTACCTCCATAAACGAAGTTCTGAACCGGCGCAGGTTGGTATCTTGGTTGACCCAACCGAACACCTGACCGACATAGAAACATTGATGGGGTTCGAGCGTAATCCGACTCCCCGCCCATTCGCCCTTCCAGTGCCTTAACACCTCAAAGAAGTTAATGGCCTTCTGCGCGGCATCCTCGTCAAACCGAAAATCCCCCCGGTCGCGGTCGGCAATAAAACGCTTGACCGCCAACTGGATTAATTCACCGGCAACCTGCTTACCGGACGAAACGTCATCAATATATTTCCAAAACCTAACCATTCAGTATTTTGGTTAGATCGTTTTCCTCGTCCTGTTTCTTAACGGTGACCTTCGTGCGGGAGACCGGCGACAGGCCGAACCTATCCTCAATCTTCAGCATCTCGGATTCACAGTTACTCAGTAGCCCGACGCACGGCCTGACTTGCTCATACCCGCTCTGCGTCCTCTGGAACGGGCCGTTGTCGTCAATATCCTTGTGCATAGCCAGGGCCGTATCGTACAACTTGCAATATCTCCCAAATGTCACCAAATCGAGAAAAGTCATCAGGCCGTTATAGATTAATTGGTTCCCGTAGGTGTACCACAGCCCCTTCGCCTCTTTGGATAAATTCAATTTCGGATCCGGTGCGGGCATCTTGTCTAATGCCTCGATTTTTACCCCGGTATCCCGGTCGGCCCGGTAGGTCCCCTCCTGTTTTTTCTGCTCGACACTCTTTTTTTTACTCATAGTCCCTCCCTTCGGCAACTGACAGCGCAGGTTTCCTGCTGGGGCATCGATGTACGGCAACTCGCTCCTTGTGATACAGACCCCCTATCCCGTTGCGATATAAATTGATTTCGTAAAAAGTTGGAGCAGTCCTCATCTCTTAGATAGTAGGATACTCCGTTTGTAAATGAATTGAGAAGCGTATCAGTTGAAACATAATCCCTCTTCAATGCCATAAGAACATCATAGGATGGTTGCTTCCTTCCGAGTCTTCCCCTGCTATTAGTATAGTCGAATGATTCTCCCTTATGGAACCCGTGTCTAATCAGGGCGGCTGACCACTCCTGCAAGAATGATTCTTTAGCCTCGAAGTCAACGGGCGGTGCGCCCTCATAGGGTGTGCCGACACATGGCTCAAAGTTCGTGATACTAAAGTCGACACGAATGTTTCTGTTATTTGTTACAAAGGAATCCCCGAATAGTGTTGTATTAGTTGTGCTGTTCTTACTTATAATGCTCTTGATTGTACTTAGCGCATCAAACCATATACTATATGTGGACTCTCCCGGCAACCCATAGATGAGACACAAGTGGAAGTAACTCACATGATGCGACAGTCTCTCAATTATGTTGTACAACATATCATCAGTAACCCGCTTACCCGATGCCATGCGTACATTCTCATCGAATGATTCTACTCCTAATTTAACCGATGCCCTCAGGGTGGTGTTTAGATAGGGTTCTATCTTATCTGCATCCATTAGACAACAATCCGTATTCATTACGGTAATATGGTTGCGCTGGCAATACTCCATCAATTCAGTAATATCAGAATATCCCCCCATGTTTGCGGATAACAGGTTAACCGTACTGTTGGGTTTTAATTGAGACCTGACCATCCCAATGGGTTTTTCTCTGTACTTCCCGCCGTGAACCCAAGAGTATTCACAAAACTTACATTTGTACTTGCAGCCCCTCGTTAACTCCACAACCCGATTGCGCCCGCTTATTACCTCGCCCGATGTTATTGATGTAGCGTTTTCGTCATAGTCAAATTCGCCCCTAAAAACGTCCACAATTTCGTCCAAGCAAACAACTCCCTGACCCCCGGCGAGTAATCTGTGAGAAGTCCGTTTACTTTTGATTGGCTCAATTCTGTTTCTCTTCAGGAATGAAAGCGCATTGAAAATATGGGTGGGGTAGAATATGTTAAACCATATTTCGTCAAACTTGCTGAAGTCGGCCTTTTCGTACCAATTAAATCGCGTCGCCCCGGATTTTGCTAATACGATCTCCAGCCCCAAATTTATTGAGCCTTTATTCCTGGAATCTCTCGGCAAAGTGTCTATCAGGGCAATCTTCATCTTGTTTGTATTGTTTATCTTGGATGTACGTTTTCAAATGGGTTTAATGAAATCGTTGGCTCACCGAACCATCTATAAAACCATCTTTTCTTCTTAGTGTCATAGATGATATGTTTGCTTTCCCTCAACTTAGCAATGTCCTCCTTCAGTTTATTGTTCTCATCTGTTATCTCGTTCATGGTGCGTGAAAGTTTTATGATCGCCATATCATTTGATACAACGATCACCTCCGTATCCATTTTAACATTCTTTAAATAAACATGACTTACTGTATTGTTCGCGAACTTCTTGCATTCCATCAGTTCATCATAGTCCTTGCGCGTGATTGTAATAACATCTAATTCCATTATCGCTTCTCCATGTTAGTTAATGATGTATTCTCCTTGCCCTCCTTGCCACTCTTACTGTTGTGGTGGTGGGTACATAAAGACTGAAGGTTATCCCAATCAAGCGGCTCGCCCCCTGCCTTGATGGGTATGATATGATCGACCACTGTTGCGGGCTTGTATATTCCCTTACGAAAGCATACCGTACATAGCGGGTTTTGTTGCTTGTACGCTGCCCTCAATCGCCTCCAGGCCGTACTTGAATAAAAGGGATTCATTACCCCGTCAAAAGGCTTGGTGGTTTTCTTGGGTGGGTTCTTTGGTAGATAAGCCATTATGTCCAGTCCTCCATCCATTCTGTTTCATTCATTGCGTCCAAATATTCATTCATGCTGATCTGCTCAATGGTTTCCTCATTGGTTTGCAGGTTCTTTTCTGCCCGCCAATAAGTACCATCGCAGCAAGCCGTGTAATAAACCACTATCATTTTTTTGTTGGCTCTTCAGCGTAAGTCTCCACCTTCAAACTGCCGGTATTGAACTCGGCATACAGATTCGCCCTCTCTAAACTTCCGGCGGGGCGTGGCACGATAGTCTCGTCTGCTATCGGGATTAACTTTACCTGACCGTTTTGCAGGTCGATAATGCGGAACTTGACCTTGATTCTCATAATACCTTCCCGTTAATGATTTTCGCATTGAATACCCTGAATGTTCCGTCCTCGTTTATCTTGACGTGGCCGAAACCATGAGACCATTCGTTGAACTTCCGAAACTCGGGGTACAGTCCAGATAAGCAACCGAGCGACCAACAGCCCTCGACTTTCCCGTCCATTCTTTTCCAAGTATGCTCGCTTGAGGTGTGAAAATGGCCTCCGATGTAGTTTACTTTCCCTTTGAGCATGAATGTTCGTGCGGGGTTTACCGTGTTGCTTTTCACCCCGAAGTCGTCGCCGTGACCAATCCACAATTCCCCGGCCTTTATGATTTGTCTGTTCTTGAGGTAAGTCACCCCAAAATCAGAGAACTTCAGAAAGAAGTCCAGGTCGAGTTCATCCCCGCTTGCGCCTAATAGTTCCGGTGCCTTGATGCGGAGATAGTTTTCCAACCGTCTTTCGTGATTCCCCGGCAGAAAGTAAATCTTCGCCTTTGGAAGAGTTGATGAGATGTAATAGAGCATCTCATACCCGGCGTCCAATTCATCCCGCAGTTCCCTCATTCTTGGGTCTCGGGTGAAACTCGACAACTGGTAAAAGTCCATGAAGTCGCCCGTCAGAATAATCGTGTTGATGCCTTTTGTTTTACCCCATTCAACGGCGGCTTTCACGGCTTCGGGTTCATGGTACGGAACGTGAATATCAGAGAGCAAAAGACAATTATTCGCCGTTGTGGGCAGAATGAAGTCTTCCCGTTCCTCTTTGTAGGTCTGAGGCTGGCAGATATTCAGAAATCTTCGGTCAGTCAATAACTCTAAGTTTCTTGAGCCGGAGTTCCCGGTGTAGTGCCGGATTCTGCTTCTCACACTATCTACGCTGGCAAACACCTCGGGGTTTTCCTTGTAAATCAGCCTCGCAAGCGTCAGCTTCATAAGATTCGGATACTTTTCAAGGTATTCGCAAATGATTTCTCCACTAATCCCTTTTTCACCCATTTTGTTTGATTTGGTTTACACTTTTTGCCACAGCCCGTTTTTCTGCGGTGTAGCCCTTCAATGTCATTCGGTTCATTCTTTGCTGGAGCTCCTTGTATGTTATCCCGCACTCCCAAACGGACTCGTTGAACTTGCCTTTTTTGTAGTCAACGAGAAAGTCGTATTTCATTGGTAGCATTGGTAAATGGTTATCTGTTACAGCAAACGTGCTTGGTTGTTATCACTTCAATTCCGTTCCGGTAAATCGTATCGCAGTAGATGTTCTTTTTGATATACCCCAGGATTAAGCTATCCGGGGTTTCACCTGGGAATACCGTTAGGTCTGTCCAATGATCTGTGACCCTTCCATTTTGTTCTATCTTGGTAGATTCGATACATGACCATTCGGGGAGTGGTGTTTTTGTGCATCCGCAAAGCGAGATCAAAAGTCCGATCAGGACGAAAACGAGGGCGATGCCGGTTAGACGGGTGGATTTGGGGTTCATCGTCCTTCCTCCTTCATAAATTCATCAATGGCAGTCGGGGGTTCACTTCGCCAATCGGTATCGGTATAACCGTGTTTTTCGAGAAAGTTGGCAAAGCGTTCGAGAAGTTCTAAATCCTCTGTTCTGCGATTCAATTTATTGTCCGGGCAACTATTGATAAAGGCATCCATTTCAGACGAATCAACTTTTAGGTATGCTCCGTTTTCATTCCGTAAAAAGATCGGGCCGGGTGGCATATACGGCATTACTTCAAGAATTATTCTTTTCATAGTCTAACAATAATCAATTACTATACGGGTTTCTACAATATCTTCACCTTCATCCATGTCATCATTAAGGATGACTTCTTTCTCTCTAACGCAATAGGCTACCATATACCAATCCGTTTCACCTTGCTCGATCATTACGATAAGATTGTCATCGTACTGGTCTAATTCTCTGCGCAGTTCTTTTACTGTCATGGCTCAATTAGTTTATTATTTTTTCTGTAATACTCACAATATGTACCGTCTTTACCTCATTAAATAAAAGCAAGGCATCAGCAATGGTTCTAACAAATGATTCTCTATTCCATCCATTTGGGCAATGCACCTCGCTTTCATATTCGTTATTTACGATAAACTTAATAATGGTAGGCCTACCAAAATAGAAATCAATATCATGCTTAATGGTATCTGAAATTGTTAGTTTTGGGTAAGTTGTCATGGCTTCTCCTCCGGTTCAGTAGGGTTGAGTAGTTCAATAGCCTCTTTTGCCAACGCCTTCATATCCTCAATGACATTCCTTGCGTGTTTCATCGGATCATGGTCGAAGCGGCCTTTGCCTTCGCTTATCTCATTGAGTAATTCTAAAAGTTTGTCATTGTCACGGTCTGGTTCTACCTGATTGTTGTCCGGCTGTTGTGGCTTGGATTCGGGACGATTAGGGTTGCATGGCGGGGCTGTGCTTGTTACATGGCCATCATGATCGGTGTACCAATAATCAGGGTTCTTGTATTTCCTTTTAATCCCACAGTTCAGGCAAGTTTCGCTTATACGCCCAACGTAATCACCATTTCCATTATCTGTATAGTAAGACCATTTATGGCGTTTCGTTTCCACCTTCACCGCTTCGGGTTGCTCCGGATTGGAATGTAGAGTAAAGTATTCCCCTATATACCAATCCAGTCTATCATTATAGGCTTTGGGTAAGAATCCCAATTTGATTTCGTTCTTTAGGAATTTGATAAAACGGTCGAATTTATCTTCGGTTTTTGCTACGTCTATGCTTGGGGTTGGCTGCTGATCTCCCGGTTTCCAACTCTCTTCTGCGTTGGGTAATTGGAACAAGAAATTAGCCAAACCCTCATCGGCTGATTCATAAATATCATTTCTTTCATTGATTAATTCCACCGATGTGTGGTCGGGGAAATTAATTTTCAATTTAATTATTCTTGTTTTCATCTCTTTTGGTTGAGTTGTTCTACCTGATTATGATAAGTCCCCTCTGTTCAAGGTCGACAAGCTCATCGTTGGTAAGGTATCTACAACGATCTCCGACCATCCCATAGGTTCTACCCTGCTGATAAATGAGCTGGTGTTCCTTTTTATCGGAACGATTCTTTTTGTCCAAAATAAATTTGGTTTGACAAGTCACCGGGAAAACAAAAGAGTTGTCCCCGAAGGAAATTGGCTTTACTTGAATTATACTTTTGATTCTCATGATCTTATTTGGTTAAGTTGTTAGTGCGATTGCGTTTTTATTGCTTGCTCATATAGCTTTGCAAATGATTTCAGACCCTCAATCCTTTGAGCCAATCTTACCGCTTTTATTCCTGTCTTGTCGGCATATTTTGCGTATTGTTCTTCCAATATTTGAACATCTGTTTTACCATCATTAAAGATAATGTCACGGCTTGTTTTCATTTCAGGTTGTTTTAGGTGGGGCGGGAAGGTGCATCCAGTGGGTGACTGGATTTGTACTATCAAACCAATTAATTTGTGAAGTCCATAATCCGTTGTGAAAATCTTCACATAACATTTGACCTTGCTTGTGTAGTGTAAGCATAATTTCATTTGGTTCCGGCAACCTTTCTGATACGGGTATCCATCCGTCCGCTTCGGGGATGGACTTATAAGTTGGGGTGCAAGTAAATCCACGGAACATGGCTTCAAGTTGCTCTATCGGCTTATTAAACATCACCATATCCTTTGCAAATGCTATCGCAATCTGTTGTTCTCTTTCTTGGATTGTCATGGCTTGGGCTTGTTAAATTCGACTATGACCGTTCCGTTCTTCTGAAACAGCGGGCTTCTGTTCCGCTTCAATACCGCCCTGAGTTCCAAGACCACCTCAATTTTGATTTGCGCCAGTTGTTTAGCATCAGCGTCAGCGCTCCGGTCTAACTCGGAAATTTCGGCCTCTAAATCCTTTATAACTCCCTCCAAATCGAATACCCACCGCTTATGGGCGATACTGGAGCATCTTTTCTCGCACCCGATACGCTCGGCCTTGCGCCGGATTTCCGTCGGGGTCAGTTTTCGGGCTTTCGGGACGGCCTCGCACTTCTTTCCTGATATGTCGCAAGTTCCGGTGTTGAAGTAAATACAGACGCCACCCTTTAATTTCTTGAACCGTTCACAGTCTTTCATTTCATCGACTTTAAAAAGGTCTCAAAGTCCTCGCCGAAGGAACAGGCCAGCCACGCCAGCCTCATGAGTTGGATAACGTCGGCGTCCTTTAATAGCCGGGCGCGTTTCGTCTGGATGGGAAGTTTAAAAAGGGTCAATCCCTCAAAGAATTTCTTAACTAACATTTGACATGTACCTTTCCCAGAGTTGCAACATGGGCCAACCCTTTTCAGATTCGGTTAAGTCGGGCATCAGCCGATGAAGGTCGAATCGGGTTATCATCACGTTCAGCGTGTTGGTGTTTATTCGACCGGAAAGAGCATCCAGTTCGTGCAGTAAGTCTCTTAATTTCATACAAACCACCTTGTCCTTCAGGTAGGTATCCGTAACCTTTTTGCAACTGTGAATGACGTTGCAATGCGTTCTGTTAACGATTATCCCCACATTCGGAAAGGACAGGCTGGTGTATCTTTTTAGCGAGTACGAAAGAACCTGGCGGGCAACCCTAATGTCGAACTGCCTATCCGGTTCTTTGATTTGGTCAACGGTGTACCCGTAGATTTTACTCCATAGGTCAATTACCATCGAAGGGTCAAGTGCTATCATAGTCCGTACTGTTCTTTTTCAGCTTTTGAAATCCAGTAAACTCTCCCGTTGATTCTCTTCTGGTCGTAGGCACTCCAGATTGATATTCCGCTACGAATAGCCATATCGCACATTTCCTCGTGGGTATGCAGTTTAACCCGCTTGTCGAAACTGAGGATGTTGGCAATCGTAGGGGTTGGATAGACGCAGGTTTTAATCACGTTCTTTACGGCATCGGTTAGTCTGGAGTCACAAAACCCGTCATCCTTGACCATCTCGCCGAGTATGTCGTAAAACCCCTGCGGAAGTTGCGGGAAAGCGAGTTTTAACCGCTTTACGTTGTCAATCACGCAAAGGGGCGTTAACTGTCCGGTGTAAACGGATAGGCTATTGTCCGAAGTGCTTAAAGACGACTGCTGCAAGTTCTGCATCAGTTGCTCCACCTTTACTACTTGGCCGTTGATTTCCATTCCGTAATTTTTTGTTGATTTCGTTGAATTTGCTGACGATGATCGAAAGGCTCATGTTTTCCTGAAGCCAGGGGTCGTTGATTAAATTACAGGCATCAAAAAAAACGCGCAGGTTCTGTATGGTTGTAGTGGAATCCTGGTCGGGGTACATCTCCCGATGAAGTTTGAGCAATTTGCCGACAGCCGCCCGTTCCTTACCCTTGTTCAAAATCACATACTCGGTTCCGTTCTGAGAATAAGATTCGACAAACTGCTCAATCACTTCATCAAGAAAATCCCCCTTAACAATCCCTCTGTCCTCGTCTTTATCCTTGTCTTTATCCTTGTCTTTATCCTTAGCCCCTTCTAAGGGGCTTGCAAGGGCCTTAAATTCTATACCTAATTTTTTCAATTCTTGTAAAACAGATTGATGCACTCGGTTTGATTGATTCAACTCTCCATACTGAAATTCGATGAACTTCGGAATAAACCACTTCCTGCCTCCATCAACTTCAATCACCCGTATTTTTTCTGCGTTAAAAAATCGTAAAGCATCTTCACGATTTACCATCATGTCGCAACCTAAATACACCTGAGCAATCTCAAAATCCACTATCCAAATTCCGGCATGGTCGCAGTCGTGGTATATGTAATCCCAAAGGAGTTTGTAAGCCCCTTGTAAACCCCTTATGAACGGGTCTTTGTACTTGTTCGTGTCCGTAAATCTCTTAGCCATTTTTCGGAATTATCTCAAAAAGAACATCACCGGATGGGTTGAGAGGTATTCCGTACCTGGTCTGTCGCTTAGTGCAGTCCGCCCGATCCGATGATGTAGCTTTATAAGTCATTGCTTCGGAATTAACTCGGCTCAAATATAATACAGTATAATGCAAAATGCAATAGATTGTAACAACTTGTTTAAAAGTATTTCAGAACGGTAAATCATCGGTTTTGTCCTTGAAGGGCGTTCCCCCGACGTGCGGTTCCATCTTCGTCATCTTCAGTTCTGTTCTGCCGGAGAAAAACTTGCCTTTTGCGCCATCCTTCACCCACAGGGAGATGTTATATTCGTTCCCGTCAAGGAGTATGGTCCCCTTGTAGGCCGGAGCCTTTTCATTGTCTGTGACGTTGCGGAATATCACCGTGTCGCCGTCTCTTCTTTCGTAGTCCATTTTAGTTATTTGTTAAAGTGTGGTTTGTAACTTGCAGGGATTGTTTTAACTCGTCAATTTCGCTGGTGAGTACCTGTATTTTAAATTCGAAATATTCTGCTCGTGCCTTTGCGAGTTTGTCGGTAAGTTTAAGGTTGTCCGATAAGGCCATAATCAATGCCGACTGGGCGTTAAGCGCCTCCAGGATTTCTTTCATTTCTTTTCGTCTTTTAGGATTTTGTCTAAATATTCCCCGGCTTCGGTTACGGTGTAATTCCCGTCCTGTACAGAGTTCTGCTGGTTGTCTTTCAGCGATTTGATTAGCAACGTGGCCTTGTCGAAGGTCATAAACCCGTAAGAGTCGGATATGCGTTCTCTTTCCTCTTCGGGCAGTACGGATGACCGCAAAAGTTTGTCGATTAGTTTTATCTGCCAGGTATCCGCAGGGTTGTCCGTTTCCAAGTTCTCATCCTCGCCGAAAACCCCGTGCTGGTATATCTGAACGAGTTTCAGCACGATTCTTGACAGGGCGCGCTTCTCGGCCACCTCCAGATAGTGCTTGCTTTGGCAGTTATCCGATGAGGCCGAAGCGAAAGTGTAGATGGGCTGACCGTCTTCCTTCCAGCCTTTTGCCTTGAGCATTACGCAGTCTTTTTGCGCCAGTTCGACCTTGTACCGGATGTGGATTTTCTCGGCCTGTTGGATTTTTTCGATGCCCGGACGGGTGATGATGACGAACTTCGCGTTCTTGTGGTAGTCGTCTTCGGTGAGGTTGTACTTTTTGAACACCTCCCGCAGAAATTCAATGTTGTTCATTGTTTATGAGTTGTTGTTTAATGATTTCAAATTCATCATAATATTCTCTGATGTCCGAAGTCATATCCGAGGGGGCGACATTGTGGATGGCGTGGTGCAATTCCCTCGATACGGCCACCATGTTTTCGGGTTGGAAAGTGTACCACAGGGGACAATGACTCCGCTCCCAGACGTGGTGGATTTCAGTCAGGGGGCCAAACTCGTCGTAGTAGATTCCGTTTTCCCGCAATTCCAGAAACTTCATGTGGGAAATCACGCGATACTGCTTGTCGGCAAAGGCGCGTTTCCTTTTCGTGTTCATGCACTCAAATTCTTGTCGGTTCATTTGGTTTAATTTGGGGTCTGGCGGGTAGGCGGGGTTTCCCCCGCCCCCAACCAAAACCAATTACCTAACACTACAAAACACCTTTTAATTGATAATATCGGTACAGTTCCTCGCTGTTGTCGGCTTCGGGTAATGTGATGTTCAGTTCGTGCAAAGCCCACATCTTTATCCGGTCGATATACTTTGACATTTGCATACTGTTCATTTCAGAAGTCCTCACAATCACAAACCTATCCATGACCTGTTTTCGGGGGGCGAACATATCAAGGGCCACTTCGTGTAGTTCGTTCTTGTAGTAGCCGAGGTGTTCGCCAATTATGACCATGATAAGCCAGTAGTAATTGTTGCTGTTCAAAGAGCGTTTTCGGGCAACCGGCTCAACCCTGATGGCACCCTTGAGGGTCTCCAGGTAGGTTATAGCCTTACTTTTGTCCGTGAAAATCATCTTATAACCTTACGGGTAAATCTTGCGGGGATTTTGATTCCCTTCAGGTCGCACCCGCTCAGGTCGAGATAACCGCCTATGCTGGTCGGCAGGGTGATTCCCTTGAGGTCGCACCCACTCAGGCCGAGAGAACCGCCTACGCTGGTCGGCAGGGTGATTCCCTTGAGGTCGCACCCGCTCAGGTAGAGAGAACCGCC